TGCCAGGCGCTGAGGTCACGCGGTTATTCGCTTATCCCTGTCATCCTGGATAACTATCGGACGTTTTCCCGGCTGTTGGCGATCAAGTTCAGTAGTCAGAGAATAGGGGATCAGTTTGGGGCAATCTTGGCCGGCTCATATTCACTACGGTCCCGCAATGTTGTTGATGATGTTACTGCCAAGGCTTTTATTGAATCAATAGATTGGGGCGAAAACATGCAAGATAACGCTTCACATGATGAACATCAGTGTCTGAGCGTTATTTTGCAGCATCAGATCCGCGTTGATAACGGGCAGTCATTGTCAGTCGGTGAATTGCTGGAAACGTCAATTTTAATGTCAAATACTCATTGTGATGCGGCACGGGCAACATTGCTCAGGAACGGTATCAAGGTCTCTGAAGACGGCAGCGGGTTCTGTATTGCCAACCAACACACCGCCCTGCAGAAGATGTTGGAAAAAACGCCCTGGTCTCAAAATTGGGGGCATATTATGTCGAGAATTAAGGGAAGCGTACGGACGAAGCCCATGAAGTTTACGGCGGGGTCTTGTAGCAGGTCAACGGGTTTGCCTATGACTATATTAAATGGAGGTGGTGAGTGAGCAATTATGAGGGTCACGAGGATGGATGTGATTGTGCGGTGTGCGACGATATATCATTCAGGCGCGGACTGAAATACGACACAGGGAAGACACAGTGGTATGCCATGCCGCTTGAGGTGATTGAATTGCTTGCCGAGGTCTTTGCAGCTGGTGAAAAGAAGTATGCAACATTCAATTGCCTCAATAAATTTGATGATAGTGACAGGCGTTTTTATGATGCTTCAATGAGACACTTGAAATATTGCCAGATGGACCCGCTCTCAATTGATCCCGAAACAGGTTGCTACCATGGTGTACAGGTCGCCTGGAACATGCTTATGAGAACTTATCACGCTAAAATTAATCTGTGTGCGATTTCGGCACAAACTGACACACGATAATTTTAACTTAACACGGTAACGCGGTAACGGTGGTAACGGTGGTAATTGTTCTTTCAAAACATAAACATGGTAAAAAAGTAACGGTGGTTACAGTGCCCGTGACCGAATGTTACCAATAAAATCAACACGGTAACGCGGTAACGGTGGTAACGGTAAATACAGATATACACACACACGCACGTACATGTGCGCACACACGCGTGTACGTAGCTATATATATAATACTGTAACTTTATATATAATAATAGGGCTAAACCCGCATAAACACTGCGGTTACACCTCGGTAACACTTGGTAACGGTTTGCCGTAAGTAGTTGGTTTACATGGTAACACATCGGTAACGGTAAATTATGCAGCAAAAAGGGGGCATCAGTGGCGCTTACGACAGAGCAGAGAAGACAATCATCAGCCGAACGCGGGTATGGTAGCCGTTGGCAGAAAGCACGGGTTACGTTCCTGAGAAGCAATCCATTGTGTGCTGGGTGCTACAAGTCTGATCGATTGACTGCGGCTACAGTGGTTGACCATATTAAACCGCATCGAGGAGATAAGTCGATGTTCTGGGATCATGACAACTGGCAGCCACTATGTGCGTCGTGCCACTCAGTAAAAACAGCCAGAGAGGACGGAGCTTATGGCAACAAGGGCAAACCAAGGGCCTCTCCTGCGTGCGGAGCTAATGGGGTGCCAGTGGACAACAGGCACCATTGGAACAGGTAGCCGGGGCGGGTCAAATCTCTGGAGGCTCACCGCCCTAGACCGTGCGTGAGCCTTTCTGTGCAAAAAACCACATCAAACCCAAGGGGGTCAAAATGGCACCAGCAACGAAACCAACAACATTGAAGCTTGTCACCGGTACAGCCAGGCCGGGCCGATTAAACCCGGCAGAGCCTAAGCCTGAAATCAAAATACCGTCGTGCCCTGCCGGGCTTTCATCAAAAGCAAAATCAGAGTGGCGGCGCATAGCCTCAGTTCTTGAAGATCAGGGTTTACTGTCCGAGATGGACCGATCGGCACTGGCGGCATACTGTGAAATTTATGGTCGGTGGATGGAGTCGTTGGCGGAAATAGAAAAAAACGGGATGACGTTCGTGACTCCTAATGGATCAGTTCAGGTATCCCCATTCCTGTCTATTGCCAGGTACTGCGAAAAAGAGATCCGGCAGTTTTGTGGAGAGTTTGGGATGACGCCGGCCAGCAGGTCAAAGGTTGACGCAACTCCAAAAAAGGAAAACGAAGACGATGACTTCTTTGATTAAGGACCGCGCCACGGAATACGCAGAGGGTGTGGTCAACGGCACCATCATTGCTGGTCCGAATGTCAGGGACGCATGTCAGAGGCACATAGCCGACGATCCGGACAGCACGAAGGAAAGCCCGAATGCTCGCGGCCTGTATTTCGATAAAAATGAAGTGGCAAAAGCTATACGGTTCTTTGAAAACGGGCTTTGCTTGAACGGTGGCCAATTTGAGGGTATCCCATTTTTGCTATTGCCCTGGCAGAGTTTTGTAATTGGTTCGATATTCGGGTGGAAACGCGCATCCGATGATATGCGCCGGTTCCGTGTCGTTTACATCGAAACTCCAAAAGGGTCCGGCAAGTCTCCGCTGTGTGCTGGCATAGGGCTGAAGGGACTAGTTGCCGATAACGAACCACGGGCAGAGATTTACGCTGCGGCCACATTCAAAGATCAGGCGATGGTGTTGTTCCGCGATGCTATGGCTTTTTATGATCAGTCACCAAAACTGCAATCAAGGCTGAACTCTTCCGGAGCCGGGGCGCAGCGGTGGAACTTGGCGTATTTAGCGAAGGGTTCTTTCTTCCGCGTCATCAGTTCCGAGAAGAAAGGGCAGTCAGGACCACGCCCACACATGGCGCTGCTGGACGAGATCCACGAACACAGAGACGGCACCGTTATCGAGATGCTGCGTGCCGGGTTTAAGTTCCGCCGGCAACCACTCAGCGTCATGATCACAAATTCGGGCCACGATAAGACATCTGTCTGTTGGGAATACCACGACATGGGCGCGAAGGTTTCAGCCCGTCAAATCGAAAATGACGAATTCTTTGCCTATATCTGTGCGCTGGATGATGACGACCTGATAGACGACAAATACCTGCACGACGAAAAGTTGTGGCCGAAGGTTAACCCGTCGCTTGACGCTGGGATACCGGGATACGATTACATTCGTGGACAGGTCAATGAAGCACTCGGCATGCCGTCAAAGATGGCGACAGTCAAGCGCCTCTGCTTCTGCCAGTGGACAGAGGCAGATAACCCGTGGATCGATAGCAATACGTGGTTTGCGTGCCAGGACAAAGATTTTGACGCGGAGCAGCTGGTGGGGCGCAGATGTTGGGGGGGGCTGGACCTTTCAGCCGTGCGTGACTTGACTGCATTCGCTCTGCTGTTTGAACCGGCGGCTGATGACCCGTACTGGCGGCTGAAAGTATGGTTCTGGTTGCCCGGTATCGGCCTGAAAGCGAAGTCTGACCAGGATAAAGTGCCCTATATCGCGTGGAAAGAGGCCGGATATTTGACTGCAATCGACCGTAAAACCATAGATTACGAGTTCGTGATAACCGATTTACAGCGCATCTGTGGTGGCTTTGACGTGCAAAAGATAGCCTTTGACCGCTGGAACATGGCAAATTTTACCAAAGAACTTGACCGAATAGGCGCGGATCTGCCTGAATTGCAGGAGTTCGGGCAGGGTTTTCAATCGATGGGACCGGCGGTAAAGGAATTTGAAAAGCTGCTTGACGGTAAAATCCGTCACGACGGTAATCCGGTGCTAACCTGGTGCGCGGCGAACACCGTTGCCGTGGAAGACCCGGCGGAAAACAAGAAGCTGGACAAGGCCCGGTCAACCGGCAGGATCGACGGGATTGTAGCTGCTGTAATGTCCGCCGGAATTATCGACCTTGAATCCGGAACCAGCGTCTACGAAACTCGTGGGGTAATTTCGAGGCAACTCAACTGAGTAAAAAAATAACTCACTTAGAAAAATAATTATTGACACCATATACAGAACTGTGAAACGATGTAGCCACTAGATATAGGCACCTTTGTCGCCGAACAGCGGCCAGGACAACATGAACCCACGAACCACCGCCATAACGCAAGAGGTTTGTGCCATTATCGGCACCGGCCTTTTTGTCTTTGGAATTTGGCAGGTTTATCATCCCGCCGCTTATATCCTCTCCGGATCAATATTGGCCGCGCCTTTCGTGCTTAATCTGCGGAGGCCGGTATAATGGGCATCCTCTCGCAGATATTCCAACCTCAAGCACTCAGCATGGATTCAGCCTCACTCGCTGAACTTGTCAGAATGAACGGGTACAGCACGTCAACCGGCACGCCGGTTAACGCTGACACAGCCATGAAGCAATCAACTGTATTCAGTTGCACAAAGGTAATTTCAGAAGATGTTGCGCAACTCCCGCTTAAGCTTTTCAAGCGCACCTACAAAAACAACCGAGAAGGCAGAGAGCGAGCTATCTCGCACCCGCAATATCCGTTAATGAGCCTTAAGCCTAACTGGTTTATGAGTTCGTTTAACTTCCGCGAAATGCTCACAGCACACAATGTACTTCGTGGTAACTCGTTTGCTGAAATAGTGAGAGTTGGCACAAGAGGCGTTTCCGCGCTTCTGCCGATTCACCCTGATTCCGTCGAGGTCAAATGCGACAATAAATGGAATATCACGTACCAGGTCAAGGACGCTACCGGGTCAACCCGCACGCTTGACCGTTCTCAGGTGCTGCATATTTGCGGAATGACTCTTAACGGGTACTCTGGAGTTTCTCCTATTGCCTATGCACGGGAAGCCATCGGTTTATCAATGGCAACAGAGAAATTCGGGGCGCAACTGTTCAAAAATGGCGCGAAA